ATTGGCTCTTTGTTTATACTAACTTTTGAACTTAAAGGATCTGTTCTAGTAACAGCTAATGTTACAACTACAATGTTTGTATTTGCACTACTATTAGCTAATGATATTACTGGTGTAAGATTACCAGTACCAGAACCACCAGTTAAATCTGCTGGTATATATAGATAACCAATACCACTCGCAGCCGTTGTAAAGACAGCAGTTAAGTTAGCACTATATGTTCCTACACCAGTGCTTGGCTGTGGATTATTTAATGTTAAATTACCTATTGTTATTTGTGTAGTAGTTGGAGTATCATACTGAATATTATCTGCAACATAAAATTTAGCAGTTGTACCCAATGTCCAGCCATTAGCATTGATAGGATCACCTACACTGTCTGTAAACTGAAAAGGAAAAGTATAAGCCTCTCCTGTGTATATCTCTATACAACTCATCTCTGTGCCAGCGATTGTAATCGTCTTTGCGCCGTTTAATAGTAAACTCATTTTGTTTTCCTTATATTGTATTTATTCTTATGTTAACTTAACTTGTCTGCCCAGTACTGCCGCGCTATTGATATAGATATTAGCTCCAGGTGTGTTATTTCTAATAGCGATACCTGCAAATGATATACTAGCATCTCCAGTAATAAGATCCTCATTAACAATATTGTATGTCCAGGGATACGTATCATATAGTAGAGTGTCAAAGGTCAATTGAGTAGGTAACTGTACTTTTGTTGCAGGGTTTGTTGCAAATTTTACAAACGGACAAATTTGAATCCAGGTGTTAGCTGTATCAGTTGTTATTTGCCATTGATTCCAATATTGAAGTGCCTCAGTTGTATCTAATGGATCTGCTAAATTATATATGTTTAAAAAGTACCAACCTTGTTGTCCGTGTGATATCACCAATTGAGATGCACTATATGGATTATATGCAGATGTACTGTTTGCTAGATAGCCTGCTGTTGTAGTAGAATTGCCAGTAACAAAAGGCCAAGCACCGCCGGCAGGAGGAGCACTACCAGAAAGATAACAGGGCACTCCGGGTAATGGATCTGTTACTAAATCATTAAATCCAGTAAAAGGTGCAGGGTTGTATATATTTAAATCCCAACTATCAATCGATAAGAAACCAAAGCCTTCAGGCTGAATGTTAGTAAATGTAACACTATTAGCTTGTAAGTTAGCGTTCCAATTAAACAATGAACTACTTGCACTTGTTCTACCTGCAAAATCATTACGAGCAGTTGTACTTAAATAATAATTGCCAACAGGAGCGTCATTTACATCAATAGATATTGTTGTGCCACTTGAAAATGGTGAACCATTAGCAGACTGAACTGTTTTGTATAATAAATGCGATGCTGTATTACTTGTATTGCCATAATTAAAATCCATATACAATACAGAACCACTTGTTGGTACAGTACTTGCGACACTAAATGATGTAACTGCACCACTATTAGCAAGAGTGTTTAATGTTACTATAGGTGTGCCTGGAATGCCAATGATGTTAGGATCACTTAATCCAGTGTTAGGTTCTTCTACAAAGTCTTGAATAGCATTGTCGCCATAGATCGTACCATTGTATTCAAACGCAGTTATTCTTGCGCCTAAGAAACCTTCAGCAGTTTTTGTTTCTTGTACTTGACTTACACGAAATAGCTTGCTTGGATTTAATGGTGCGTCCGGTAGAGGTCCCCATCCGTACTCTGCTAAATCAACACGTACTACATCACCAGCAACAACTTGTATACCACTGTAATCTAAATTACAAACAATACTTAAATCTTCACGACTCTGCAACAATCTACGTACGCCTAGATAAACTGCACGAACATAGTTGTTTACTTGAGGATACTGAATAACTAATCTGTTATCTGGTTCATTAGGACTTAACAATGTTGGATCATACCAAGCAGTACCTGGTGTAGTCATATCAACAACTTTGTATCCTGTTTGATCGTTAATCGTGCTATTAGGAAATTGCACTTCTAAACTATTGTATGTTTGATTTAAGTCAATAGGATTAATATCAATGCCGCCAATCAATACACTACTATCAATTTTATACAAATCGTCTAGTGCTCCACTATATGGTTTGTTCATCACAATAGTCCACTTACCTAATAGTTCGCTATACTGTAACCAACTGTCACAAGCGTCAACTAAATTTTGTAGATTGCTTAAACAATTATCACCTGTATTGACTGGCCCATCAATACGATATCTTGGTTGAGTAACTGCAGGAGTAACTGGATATCCTACTGGTAAGTAAGTAATAGTTTCATCACTGTATACGTCTAATGCGTCTAAACTAGGTTCATCAATATTAGCTAAATCAATACCACATCCATATATGTTATCAGTCATATAATCTCTAAGAACCATACCTGGTTTAGTCAATGTGTTTGTTATTTGTACACTTAACTTAGGATCACTTTTAACGTCTTGTACGTCTTGATTAAATATAACTTTTACAATAGCAAAACAAGTATTGGTCATTGTGTCTGTACTTGTCCATCTGTCTGCTACAGGTATGCCGGCATCTTGTAAAATAGTTATAGCACTTGTACCACCTGTGTTAACACCACTACTACTACCATTTATAAATCCATAGATATAAGCATAACCATTTATTGTGTCATCTACTTGCGGAGGTGTTGCATTAGTAGTTAAGCTAATAATTTTATTGTTTGCACCATATTCGCCTAAACCTAATGTAACTTCTTTACCATTCCACAATACTTTACCAAAGCTTAATGTACCAGTTGTAGCTTCACAGAAACTAAAAACATAATACATTGTTTTTTGATCCGTTGTGATTTTAGCGTCCGTCATTGTTGGTGCTAAAAATGCAGTGCCATATGTAGGCGCTAACTTGTTATTTGTAGCTGGGCCTAACTGAACACGTGAGCCTACATCTTGTGCTCCAACACTAGATTTGTTTGCACGGTTTGCAACTAACTTACTAATTACTAACGTACCGGCTAAACGAACGGCCGCTGTTGCAATTGTACCTAATGTAACAGTTGCAAATGCGCCCGCAATCGCCGAACCTAATGCTACTGCTCCCGCAACTAATGCTGTAATAATCATATTATAATCCTATTGCCCAAGTTTCTTCTATCTTCTTATAGCCATATTTTGCGTAATCTAATTTACCTAAGTTATCTGTTACGCCCACAGCATAAGCACTTATCTGTTCTGTTTCTAATAGCTCTTTTGCTTTATTGTTATACGCTATCAAGAGTTTTGATCCTATGCCTTGATTTTGATATTCACTAACAGTGAATAGCATCAATTCTTTTAGAACTATTTGGCTTGGAAACCATAGTCCAGGATGTTTCAATCCCATAATCATACCTACAAGTTTCTTATCAACTTCTGCAACGTATATTAATCCTGCTCCTAGTATGCAATGAAGAAACAGTTTGTTTAGATATGTATCATCCAGTGCTGTTTTCAGACTTTCAGGAAGTTCATTTGTTTCTTGAAATTGATGTATTAACTCAATCACTTGCGTTACATCAAATTTATTTGCTAATCTTATATTCATTTGTTAAAGTCCATCACTTATTTGCTGATAGGTATCTTGTGCTACTTGACCGGCATCTGTTGACGCCTGGCTTTGTGTAGTTGCGCCTTTCTTTGGTTCTTGTCCAAAGCTAAATGCTCTATCTGCTAAACTTGGTACACGATCCATACTTGTATCAGTTGGATTGTATTCTTTCCAACTTTCGCTATTTGTTTTTCTACCTGCAATACGATTTTCTAATACACTCTTAAAGCTACTTGCCATTAATGATACTGTATAGCTATCTTCTTGGTCTTGACGTTCTTCTGTGATTTGATAATTGGTAACAATACCAGTAAACCTATGAGCATTGCTTGTAAGATTATAGTTGTTATCATAAAATCCTCTAGTGATTTCTAATTTACTGCCACGTATTTTATTGTCTAATACAACGTATATGTTATTGCCACTAACACCACTCAATGCAATTGTTGTATCTGCACTAGTGACACGAATGTCACGCTGTTGTACGCCAACTGCAAGCAATCCACCTAATGGACTGTATGCTTGCCCATCAATTGTTTCTTCTTTGTAGCTACTACTAAATGTATAAACATTAGCGTTTGCCATATTGCCATACTCATTGTATATAGTAAGTTTTACAAACTCTGCATTTGTTACTAGCGGTTTGTTATTTGCTACTGCTGGAATGTTATCCATTATGCGGCTCCTACATACTCATAAAGCTGAAACGCATCGCTAAACTCTAACAATGCATTATTTATAACTGATGATCCACTCATCGCTTGACCACCAGGTATTAATTTATACGTAGGCATATTAGGACAGAACATATTGAACTGACAAGTGTTACCAACAATAATACCTTCACCAGTTAATACGCCTGTAAGTATATTAGGTCTGTTTGTAGTCACAACAACTGTTGAACCAGTGCCACGTAATATTTGTGTAGTGCTGGTAAATGGATATGGATATTCATTTAATGATCCAATCTGTATTAAATCGTTTGGCTTAAATAATACTGCTGTGCTTGCGGCAGTTACACCACTTACGTTTAGTGTAAGTTGATTGCCAACAAAACTAGTAACAGTTATTGTGTTTAATTGTGCAGTAGTCATTGCGCCTTGATAACGAAAGATCCAATTTAACTGTGGTAGATTACTAAATGTAATTATTTCTGGTGTTATTCTATCTAACAGGTCTAATGATTCCATTAAATCTCTTGCTTCATAGTATTTAAATCTATTTGGCATATCAAGCGTGAATTTCCAAGGGTTTTTTGTTGGTGTAGCACTCACACGAGGAATTTCGTTCCTCGTAAATTGAATGCCCACTACTCTACGTCGGTCTATGTTTAGTCCGTTGCAGTAGTTTAATATTGTTTGTATGCCGGCCATTTATATTTCCTTATCTACCATAACTCATTTCTTTTTGCGCTAATGATACTGAACCAAATAACGTTTTACGATTTTCTGCGAATAATTGAGCAACTGATTTAGCATCTATTGCACTTATGTTGTTTGTAATATATGTATTGCCTTGTGCCGCATTACCAACACTACCACCATTAGGTACTATAGTACCACTTGATTTGGGTACAAATAGTTCAGGACCATTCTCACCTACGATGCTTGCTTTACCAATTGGAGGTTGACCACCATCTGCAAAGAAGCCACCAAAGAAGCTTCCAATCGTACTCAATATGCCGCCAACACCACCAGCGCCTTTAAACGCTTGCATTGCCATTGCCGCTTGTGTTCTTAGTTCGATCTTTAATAAATCTTTGATAACACTTGTAGCAAAATCACCAAAGCTCATTTTACCAGTATCGACAAACTTATCAATAGCACTGTTCATACCTTGCGTAACTACAGCAAACTGTTCACCAGCTATCTTATATGCATTGGTTGCATTGTCTAAGTAACTATCAAATGCATCTTGCCATCCTGTCGCCCAATCACGGCTTTGCATTGCGTCTGCTGATTTAGATTTGCGTAGTGCCTCGCTCCGAGCATACATTTTTGCTAATTCACTATTCATCTGCTCTATGTTTCTAAAACCATCTTCTGTTTCAAACACAGACATAATCTTACCTGCGGCTTGCGCTTGGAATTCATCAACTGCCTTGTTAACATCGTTTAACATCTGTTCTACAGGTGATTGACCACGTTGCATATTCTTGTAATCAATGTCTTTCATCTGTTTTGCAATGTCACCGTGAATGCCGCTAGTAGCTTCTGCGGCTTGTTTCTGTAATTCCATTGCGCTTGTGATACGTTCTATAACGTTTAATCTGTCTTTTTCTTTTAATGTTGCTGTTTCAGTGCCATCGATTAGAACACCCATTGCAGACATTTGTTTTTCATACTCTGTTGCTAATTGAGAAACTGTACTACCAATAACTTCTGAAAAACGCTTGAATGCTGCCTGTTCTTCGTCAGTACCATTAACTGCGGCTGCTTGCATATCAACATACTTTGTTTTTAATGCATTAACTTGACTTAGATAACCTGTTTCTAACTCATACATTTTAGCTTTACGATTGGCCTCAGTCTCATCCATACCAATCAATGTATTTTGAAAGCCTAATTGTCTTTGTAGTTCTGCACTCTGTTCAGCGTATGCTCTAACAGATTTGTCAGCTTCTAAACGCTGACCACGTTGAGCATCAACTACTTTCTTAGTTTCATTTCTTAATTGTTCAGCGTGATCCAATTGTTGTTTTAATGTATCGGCATTGCCGCCTCGACCAGCGCCAGCTGTGCTATTAAGTCCCTTGCGAGAATCTTCCATCATCTTAGCAAAACCACTTAGACCTGGAATCAGTCCAATGACTTTTTCCATACCAATTGCTATATTTTCAAAGAACTTATCAATATAGTTTGTACCAATAAATCTCTTTTCCAATAAACTGAGTACGTCTACTACCGCTTCAATAATAAACACAACCATTCCAAATCTAGAAAACATTCTAAGCAGATTAAAGACTGCCGCGCCTAATGCGCCAAGTACTGATTTAGCTCCAACTCCGGCCGCGCTAACTACTCCTATGCTAGAACCAGCTAATAGAAATGCTTCTTTCATATTTTTGCCAAATTTCTTTGCTGTATCTGCTAATCTCCAAAGATTAAGAGCAAAGTCTCCTAGCATTGCCGCGGTTTTATTTAAGCCTGGTGACATTTTACCTGCGAATACAAGGTCTCCAGCAACTTTAAGTGCGGCAAAACCCTGTTTAGCTATGAATATTGCCGCGGCAACTTTTGCTACTACTTTTATTAAAGTTGTAAATTCTTGCACTGAAACTTGTATGCCTGCGACTAATTTTGCTAATGGTTCTAATACATTTAATATTGCTGATTGGAAGTTATTAAAGTTAACAGCTAATGCTTTTTGTGCATCTGCCGCCGCGTTGATAGCAGATATATTTGCTCCACCACCTCCACCGCCCATCTGACCAGCAACTTGTCTTACATCTATATCTTTGAAGTTCTTGCCTAGCATCTTAACAGCTAGTGCATTACGCACAGATGCATCTTCAATCTGTGCTAAACCTTTTACGGTTTTCTTAAAGATATCTTCATTACTTAATGTAGCTAAGTCTTGTAATGTAACGCCTACCTTAGCTAATTCAATCTGTGCTCCTGCAGATCCTTCTTTAGCATCTTTTAACCCTGCAACAAAATCAACAACGTCTCCAACTGCTTTATTAGCATCGCCGCCTGCTGTGCCTACTGCGTTTGCAAAGTCGTTAATTGTTCCTATAGCAACACTAGTAGCGGTGCTTGCCTGTTGCATACCACGTGCAAAGTTTAACGTACTGTTAACTAGATTAGCAAATGCTATTCCTGCAACTGCTTGTTTTAATTTGCCAAAAGTATCTGTAACTGTTTTTGTTTGCTTGTCTAATGTTTTAAAACCAGTGTTAATCTTATTAACTTCAGTTTCGATTTTCTTAAGCGAGGTGACGGCACCACTAGAGTTTACTGTGACTGTATAACTTAAATCTGCCATCTTACTTTCCTTTTATTATCTGCGTCATACGCTTTTTTATAAATTCTTCTGTTGGTTTAGTCATACCATCAGGTGCTTGTCTACTAAAACCTTCGTCAAGTTTCTGAGCATAGTTATAACCTGCAACAATTTTGTTGCCACTTAATCTTGTCTTGCGTCTTGCATTGCCACTGCGAATAGGTGTATCTTTTACAAACTCTTTATAAGCTTCTTGTGGAAGCTTATCAATCTTTTGCAACATCTTGTCTATGCTGTTAGTAATTTTGTCTTTTATCTTTACAGACATTATTATTCCTTATTCTTATTCAGTAGCGTCAATAATTCATCTTGCGTAAAATCAGGGATTGGGTCTCTGCCATTGTTCATCTGTTTCTTGTGATGATAGTTTTCAAATGTCATTGCCGCATCCATAATATACAAATCGAATGTGTTACTTCTACCTAAGACTTCACTAGGTAGCATTCCATAACGCTTACCTAATCCGTCTATAGTCAGTATCAACGCCATCTTTTCAGATTTAGGATCAATACTGTCTTGCGTTACTTTCCCAATATTTCAGTCACCTTACTAATTGCTTTCATCAATATATGAGTAGGTAACATCTCATCGTCTTTGAGAATTTCTTTACCTCTTTCATCTAATATTAATGTGCGAACGATGCCGATAATATTACCTGTATCATTACCTGTTGCGTTTGCTAGCTTCATAAACACATCCATAGGTTGACGATCCCAAGTCCAGAATTCGATTGCTTCACCGAACTCTTTGATGGTATCTTCATCATCGATATGAATGTCTATTAGTTGGGGTTTTGCTGTAAGCTGTGAGAGTTTCATTTGTTATATCCTTTTAAATTATTGTAATGTATTTATTCGTTATCTGTTAGTTCTTCTAATAGTTGATTTAGAAGTGCTAAACGAAATGCTTGTTTTGCTTTTAGTTGTTTGACTGTTGCCATCATATTGTCTAACATAGGCATCATCTTTGCTTCGTCTGCAATAAGACTACGCAACTTTTCTTCATTTGTTTTATACCATACTTGTTCTGTCATTTGTTTTCCTTATAAAAAAGGGGATACCTTTTGAGTATCCCCAGTCTTCCCATCTATATTGAGATTAAGGGTTCTGGTCTGAAACCATAGAACCATTGACAGCTAATGTCATTGGTGTCACCCATACAGGTGCATCAGGACTTGCTGTTGGTGCTAGTGAAGAAATAAATCCTTGACCAGCGTAGTAGTAAGCGTCAGCAGTAGCATTGCCACCATTGATTACCATTTTGAATTGCAAAGGTATCTTGTTGATACTCAAATCACTGATGCCATAGAAGGCAGCACTGTTTGCAGTAGCATTTGCGTTACCAAAGAAAACTTCACCGTCAATAACCATATTCACAGAAATCTCATTGTCTGCTGGTGTTGTTAACTTATACATATCTGTACTACAGAAATCGATGTATGAGTATACTCCAGTAGAGTTTGTGATTGTTACGTCCTGTAAACAAGTAACTGATAATGTGTTTGCTATGTTTCCCCAGTTAGCACTGTTGCTAATGAGGTCTGTACTTACCAACATTGTTGGTTGAGTACCTGATGTGTTAACTGTAATTCTTGCCATTTTAGTCTCCTTGTATGTTGGCGTTATGTATTAAATTCCA